CATACCATTAACGTGCTCTTCGTAGCTACCAACAACTACGTTTTTAATCCAGCCAAGAACGATCTCTTCAGTCAGTTCTGCAAGGGGAATAAATGTGGAGCCTTCAGGCATGTTGGCCGTAGTAAAAGGTGTTGCACCAGAAAACTCGCCGGTGTGACCGGCTTCGTCTGTACCGGTCTTTTTCCAGTATGTCTGAACGACGGCGTTTTCGTTTGCACCTTCGTTGCGGGTTTTCAGGCTTGTAACAGCCCATGTGTAGGTAATGGTCATGGTTAATCTCCAATGAGTTTGTTGATAAGGGATTCTAAATGAGCTACGCGTTTTCGTAAATCGACGACTTCTTTTGCCAATTCTACGGCGGATACCAAGGCAGCACTGCCATAGTTAACGGACAACGTTCCCGAAGCGTCAGTTTGGACTGTTTCAGGTAAAAACTTTTGCAAGCCTTGGGCTGACACACCAGCTTGACGCTCGTCCGAATCAATACGTGTGTATGTACCGCTTTTAACTTGAGCAAGATGTTCAATGAAATCTGTTGGGAGTGACGCCCAGTCTTTCTTCAACCGCTCGTCAGAATAGGCAGTAACGTTACCTGCCATTGTCAGATTACCTGACATGTCCATCTGCAAACGATTGGCCGCCGCAGACCACCCGCCCCAACGGATCACGTTATCAGAGTCCAAGCCGAGGTTAATAGCATAAGCCCCGCCACGATGGTAAGACATAATTGCACCAGCACCACCTTGAGACCAGATACTTAAACCGACGCCAGCAGAACCATTTACTGAACCATTTGCATAATGTTGCGAATACCCAGCTGGATCAATGTAGTAAGCGGTATCGTTGTAATCGTAATATATAGTTGACTTTGCTGACCCAGAGTTGCTGCTGTTCCCACTATTGTCTACGTTAAATATCCAACTGCCGCCACCACTTAAAAAGCCAATCAAGTTGCTGTTACAGTGAATGTACTTATATCCATTAGGCGATTCATCGTCAGTCAATCTAATGTCGCAATAAGCCCCATTACCAACAAGCATTGAATTCATCCGTGATGTGCTATTGGGGTCTGTGTAATAACCGGTGTCGTTGGAGTCGTAGAAGATTGGTGCGCGGGAGCTAATTCTTGAGTGGGTATTACCGTCTCTGTCCCAGCGCATACTCCAGTTATCACCACCATTATTGGTAACTAACTCGCCACCTTGATGACCGCCTAATTGTGGCCCGTCAATTGTTACACCGCTAAATCCACCACTTACATATTTAAGATAGTGGTTAGAGTCTTGAAGTGTAAGCTTAGACCCTGACGAAAGGGCAAGTGCAACAAAGTTTGAGGTACTGTTTGGATTGCAATAATAACCCGTGTTTTCTGAATCGTAAAAAATTGGCGCACGCGAACTACCTCTAGACTGAGAAACGCCGCTGTGGTCAATCCACATATCGGGGTTATTCCAAGCACCAAAAGTGGTTCCATTAACACCATCTAGGTTAATAGCTCCTGATGATGTATTCGTTAGCCCTCCACCCTGCCATGCGCGAGAGAAAAAGTGGATGGTTTGCCTGTTAGTACCGTCTTCATAATAACGAATACGGCCATATTCACCGGAACCTGAACCGCTATTAATACCAACACCTTTATCGGCACCGCCGCCCCAACCAAAGTTTCCGTTACCTGCACAAGATAAAGACAAACTTGTGCTGTTGGGGTCTAAATAATATCCTGTGTCTTGACTATCGTAGAAAATCGGTGCGCGGAATTGATTTGATGCGTACGCATATCCATTGGCAGTAGCAAGCTGCAGCCCAGCATAACCATAAAGCCCAACGACATGGCTATTTGTAGAGCCGTTAGAACCTTCATAAGCAGCAGTAATTAAATTGTAAGCACCAGAAGGCCCGCCACGGATTTGAATACCTGCATATGTATTCCAAAATATGCCGTCAAAACCAGACCCACTTGCACCCCTACTGTTAGGGTCTTGTCCGTTGTACGAGTTCCATAAAGCATGGTTAGTATCTGTTCCCCCATTAAACCAAATGGTGTTGCCAGCGTAGTTGCGTTCCATTTTTAAACCGCCAGTACGGAGGGTTACTGCAGCCTGAACGCTTGTACCATTGGGGTCTGTATAGTAGCCAGTATCGTTGTAGTCGTAGAAAATTGGCGAATACATTGAACCAGTGACTAGCAAAGCGGCATTTGGGTTTAGCTGCATCTTCCAAGTGCTCCAGTCGGCACTGCCATTCCTACTTGTATACCAATAGTGTTGATGGTCTTCAGATGCTACGCTCCCCGCTGTTCTCCAATGTCCTGAGTAGTAATGAAGGTTGTTGCCGTACGATCTTAGAAATCCGTCATAGTTTGATTGAACTCCAAGTTCTAAAGAAGCATAATTTGAAAGACCTGCAATTTTTAACGATGGTATGCCGTTTGAATCTGAACCACCAGTAGCCCGTAAAAAGTTGGCGTAGTAAAGTACACTGCCAGCATTTGGGTCTAAGTAATAGCCGGTGTCGTTGTAATCGTAAAAAATAGGAGCTCTATCAGAAACAAAACTGTATGTATTGCCAGACGTATCCATCCTCCAACCAGTAGTACCGTTATAACTTGCAATACCATTGTGTGGGTTCCAATTACTACTACTAGATGTTCCAATATCCAACTGTGTTCCGGTACCATTCATACCGATTACAAACTGATTTCCGGTACCATTTGCAGTAAATTGAACTGTGGGGCCGTGCGATCCATTTGAAGTAACTGTATGGTTTAGTGATAAAACTGGATATTGACCGTGGACTTGAATTACTGGTCTAACGTTTGTATCTTCAAGCGTGTATGAAGTGGTGGTATTACCAACAATTAATCTGTTGCCATAGCTTCCACCCGCATTACCTGAAATATACAAATCTCGAGAAATTTTTGCGTTACCTCCAGCGGGGTCTACGTAGTACCCCGTGTCTTGACTGTCGTAGAAAATTGGTGATCTTGCGCTATTCCCCATTACAACATAGCCAGATGTTTGAACGTTTAAGTTTACCGTTTCGTTACTTAGTGAATTAATCCAAACTGGGGAGCCGCGCCCGTCAATGTGGAAGTTACCATCATCATAAATTTGACCATGCGAACCAAAATAAAAATTATTTCCACCTACTTGTGACACGCCATTGGGGTTTATAAAATACGCAGTATCGTTGCTGTCGTAAAATATTGGTGCGCGTAGCGAATTTGTGGCAGTTGTGTAAGAGGCTGCGTTTAAATCTATTACCGCACCACTGTATATAACAAGCCCTCCGCCGCCGTTGTCCTTTATGTATTGACCGTTAGCAAAACCAAGCCCCACTGGCTGGTTAAACGAAAGTGTGCCTGACATAGTGCCGCCACTCAAAGGTAGTGCGTAAGAGTTGTAATTACCCGCGTGAAGAGCTTGACTGCCATTAATAGTTGCGCCGGATGTTGTTACAACAAAACGATCTGTTGTATTCCCAGAGGGGTCTGTAGTGCGAAGCTTAATGCCTTCGTTTTGATGACCTTGAATAACAAGCCAATACGTATCAAGGTAAATAGCCTTTTTTGACCCGCCGGTTTCACTTCCAAAGCATAATGCAGGAGAATTTCCTGCTGAACCAGCGTAAAGATTTGTTACTCCAGTAAGAGTTCCGCCACCAATAGGCAAAGCATAGGTACCTACGTTACCTGCGTGAAGAGCAGTATTTCCAGCAATATTAATAGAATCTGCAAAATAACCTGCACCATCAGCGCGTACATAAAATGTGCGAGTACCTCCAGAACCACCTTTGTATCCGTCAAATAGGTAAGAGGCAGCCCCGTTTGAGTTGTCAAGTACTGCTCCAAAAACAGCGGTGCTATCGCCGTATCCACCGCCAGCTTTTGTGCCTCGGTACATGTAACCACCTACAGAGGTGCTTACAGAAATTTGTGTGCCTGTAGAAGACCCACGACTTGTAACGGTACTAAATGTTTCACTGCCAGCTGTGCCTGTAACGTTAATGCCCCAAGTGCCTGAAGCTCCTGATCCGGTCAGTGATGGGCTATAACTTGTGTAATTGCCTGCGTGTAAAACTGTTTGACCATTTGCAGTGACGCTTCCATTTACTGGATTAAGCGCTAAAGTCTGATAGCCAACGCCAGCCTCGTTGGCTTGGATAACTCCAGTGCCGTTGTCAAGCACCCCAAGCTCTAGCGTCTTTACATCCGAAGAGCGCTGCAAACGCAAGTGCAAATTGTGTTGACCAACATTGGTGTAGTCATTTGTGCCGAGGTTGCGTTTTACTAAAGTTACGCCAGTCAACGTACCGCCACTCAATGGCAAATAAGTACTAGCCGCAGTTGAGCTGGTTAAGTAGCCTGAAAGAGCAGAGCTTGTGATGTAGCCCGATGGGTTGCTGCTGTTGTATGGCGTGTAGCCCAAAGCTCCGGTCACGTCGCCTGAAGTTATGGTTACTGCACCTGTGCGGCTGTTTACGCTTGTAACACCACCAGTAACTGTAATAACACCAGTTGCAGAATCATATGAACCCGAGCCTGTTACAGAGATAGCTGACCTAGCGCCCGCAGTAGTTATGTAACTGTTGGGGTTGGTGCTGTTGTATGGGGTAAACCCTAATGCCGTTGTAACGTCTGTAGATGACAAAACAATCGCGCCCGTGCGGGTGTTAAAACTTGTAACGCCGCCTGTGACCGTGATGACACCCGTTGCAGAATCGTAAGAGCCGGAACCAGTTACAGAGATAGCTGCGCGAGCACCTGCGGTTGTGATGTATCCGTTGGGATTCGTTGCGTTATATGGGGTAAACCCTAACGCTGTAGTCACGTTACTGGATGTAATACCAGTGATATATCCCGCAGGGTTGCTTGAGCTGTAAGCGTCTGTGATGCCGTAGCCGGACAATGTTGTCGGCGTGCCAGTGATCGTGCTCCATGCTTGGTTGTGGGCTGTAGGCGTGCGTGCATCAGACAGTCGTGTGTCAGAGCCATAGACAACTTGTGTAGCAGAGGCATTACCAGTTGCAGGAATATCTTTAGCCGCGGCTGTGCCCAGCGTTGGCGTGCCGGTCAAACTGGAATACGAACCAGTAAACGCCACCGAAGCCAATGAAGATGTACTGGCCTTAGTAGCGATATCGTTATTCAGGTTTGTAAAGTTGCCGTCTAACTCTGCATTTGTTAGCGGACTGCCTTTACCCAGACGTAAGATGATGGTTGCCATAGTTTGCCTTGGAAATTACTGCATGATCCACTCAAGGGCCCGAAGGCCCGCCAACTTAGGAAACAGTGATAGCCCAAGTGATGCTCATGGCGTCGTCTGCGCCTTTGTTAACCACCGCGAACACGGTGCGGCAGAGCATAGTGCCGGAGGGAGATGCATTAAAAATACCAGCCTCGACAACAGCGCCAGTACCTGTACCAGCGGGGAAGCTTGCTACATAAGTAACAACAGCGCCAGAAGCTGCAGAGGATGTCAAAGCAACGCGGCCCAACTCACTGCCCAACGCAGTATCACCAGTAGCGGCTGCTGTGTTGTTTGAGCCAATAGCCATGTGTGTCATAGCAGTTGGAGTACCAACAATGCGGCCAGCGATGTAAGTTTTACCTGTTGATACAACAAGGTTTTTGATTTCGCGGCGGTCTTTAACTTTACCGTCTGCGCCGGTGATTTCGACGACTACGTCGCCAGTTACTTTGAGTTGATCGTTTAGCATGGATAGCTCCTATGAAAATGTGCGGGAATCGCCAACGTAGTCTTCTGCGAAGTATGCCATATCAGCGTACCCTTGGGAAGTCAAATATCCAGCGCTAGCCAAAGATAATGCATCGGTTTTACCTAGGCTGGGAGTCAAAGCTTTTGCATCAGTGGCAAAAACTAAGTTGTTTATGTATTTTATCGTCTGATACGTAATGCCGTCCGCAAAGTCTGCGGTATCGTTCATGGCAAAGCCGTCGCTAATAACACGCCCAATAACGCGGCTGGTGGTATCGGTAAATGCAAAGGTATCAAACAACCCTTTACCAAAATATCTGGATACAGCTTCAGAACTTCCAAACGTATCAGCTAATGATTTGATTGTACTTCGAGTTGCGGCATCTGACAGCGGGGCTGCGTCGGTTAGTGCCTTTGCAGTATCTCGTGTTGCAAAGTCCGTTTGGACAAAGTTGTCAGAAAATGTCTTAGTTGTGCTGCGAGAGGCGATGTCGGTAATATAAAAAATATCTGCGGTACGCTTGCTTAAAACATACCGAGTAGAGTCTGTGGTGCTCGAGCTGTCAACCAGTGCTTTACTAAAAGTCCGGCGTATAGTTTCTGCAAGGGCAAGAGAGTCAAAATACGCTAGCTGGTAAGAAAATATGGGGGCTGCGTCAGACACCGAAAACGAATCCGCCCTTAGTTTTGTAAACCCTTTTGTCGCTGCATCTGATATCAAAAAGATATCTGCTAGTGGCTTTTCCGTGGAGAACGACGGGCTGTCTGAAAAACCAAAAGAGTCTGTGAACCGGCGAATAAACTCAAGTGTGCGAATAATAAAGTCGGGGACTGAAACGCTATCTTGTTTGACAATACCCACAGACTTCGACGTTATGTAATCAGTCGACGCAAATGTCTCAGTAAGGGTTTTCCCTACTACACGAAAAGAACTGTCCGTTACTGTGACTACTTCAGCAAAATATTGAAATCGGCCAGACCTATCAAGTCGCGCCCCCGACGCCATGGTGATGTAGCTAAGGCTGCTTACAGGAACTACGAGGGTTATAGACGCCCCGGCAATGGAGGCAAATGTTGCAGCAGATAAAAGCGCAGCCGAAGTCTCGGCGATCGGCGCTACGATGACGACGCTTGCCCTTGCTCTTGTAACAGCCGAAGAAGCCGCTAGAGCATTATTGACAACCGTCACGCCCATTAGAAGTCCTCGCGCAGCTTAAACTTCAGCAAGTCATAAACAGTTTGAATTGTGCCGTCAGAGAAAGTAATCTGAATCTCGCCTTCGTAGTCACCGGCGTCACCTAGCAACATAGATGGAGCAGAAGCTGGGTAGAACGCAACTTGGCCGTTGGGGCCATCAGTCACAGAGCCGGTCACAGTAGCAGTCAGGGCAGCCGCACCAACAGCGCGGAACTTCAACAATACTGTAGCGCCCGTAAGCGCAATGGCGTTGCCTGTGATCTCATCGGTGATATTGCACACCAAGGCTGGCTTTGTATCGCCCTGTACGAGTTTAATTTTCTCGGCCATGGCTTACCTCAGACTTTAGGCGCAACGCCCGTTGTACCTGCCATCTCGGTAGTCAGCGCAGCTTGGAAAGCGCCGTAATGAGCCTGCGCACGTTGTGCATTGCCTGCGTACTCGCTGTCTTTGGTGTAAGCACGATACAAGATGTAGTCGGCCAAGACGTTGCCATAAATATCGGGCAAGCTAATGTTACCGGTCACGGCGGAGTATGTAACGCCATCGGCGGGCTCTGTAATGTCCGTTGGGTAGGCGGAGTACACGATCTCTACGGAAGCGCCTGAAGAGGCTGCTGGAGGGTATACGTAGAACACCTTGGGGTCACGAGGGTCATACATGTAGTGCAACACTTCAGTCACACCGGTCAGGTTGTACCAGTTGGGGCTCTGGGTATCCAAGATGTTGCGCACAGTCATACGGACAGAACGCTTAGTACCCGAGGTGTTGCGAATCACATCGATGAGTTTAGAGCCGTTAGTGGGCAAAGCCTGCTTAGCGCCGCCTGCAAGCGTTACCGTGGCGTTAGTCACCATCGAGTCGGGGCGGTATAAAACCACTTCGCGTTGGCCGTCATTGAGGTAGCGAACAAGTTCCGCAATAGGCCAGCGTACAGACGTGTTGTCCTGCATTGTTTCAACAACACGGCGAATAATGGATTGAGCAGCAATAGTCATAATTTACCTCAAGCAAAAGAACGGGGACGAACACGCATTGAGCCACGGAGCAAGCCGTAATTACTCTCTATGCGAGAACTGTTGGTTTGCCTAGCGGCCGAGTCCAAAAGCTGTTGGGCCCTAGCAAAGTTTGTGAATGGCTGATCCGGTATTTGCATTGCGCGGGCAATCGCGCCGGAAACAATTGGGTCAATCCAGATGTTATACAAGTCGTCGTCAAGCTGCGTAGCGCCGCGGGCTGGGCGCAAAGTAACCGCAACCACAACTGTGTATTTGCCGTCTGGTGGGGGTGACAGCTTCAACGTAAAAACATTGTCTGTACGATCGGTGTAGAACCCGCGAGGCTTTGCATTGGCTGTGGGCAAATCGTTACGAATAGCCTCAAACATACCAGCGGTAAGCTCTGTGCCGTCAAGAGTGACGCCCATCACACGATTAATGTCGTGGTTTGCAGTAGGTGGGTCTAAGTCATACTGGTTAATACCAGCAACAGTGCGGAAAGAATCAAGGTTCTGGCGAAGCGTTAACGAATTTTCAGCAAACTCAATCGCCGCGTTAACCAGAACTTGATCGACCAACGGCTCTGAGCAGCCGGGTAAATACGGCAGAATTCTTGGGTAAAAGACGCTCAGAGGTTTCATGGTGTACCTTATTCGGTAGCTTGATCGAGCCCAACAGTTGGCTCGTCGGTGATTTCAACAGATTCTACCAGTTGTGCTTTTGTTTTGCGAGTTTTTGTTGTAGCAACTTCAGCGGCGGCTTCATCAACTGCAAGGTTGGAATGCTCGTTAACCAGCAACTGGCCTTCGTCGGTAAAAACCCACTCGTTTTCTTCATTCAAAAAGGCAAGTACAACAATCTTACCGTCAATATTTGCATGGGCTTTATTTAAAAGAATCTCACCACCAAGGCGGGCCATTAAGTCAAGAGCGTTCATGTTTTCTCCAAGATTAAACAAAAAAGGGGGCCCGAAGGCCCCCCGTTTATACCACTATCAAGAGGCAGAGCCAACAATAGCAACAGCCAAGGCTTCAGGTTTGATAACCTTACGGCCATACACAGCCAAACCGCGGACGATATCGCCGAAGTCAGTCTGGTTACGCAATGGCTCAGTCTTGTTGATGGTCATGGCGAAAGACGTAGCAGCCTTTGTACCAGCGATCATCACGCGACGGGCCTTAGCGCTGGTTACAGCGGCACCACCAGAAGTAGCAGACAAACCAGCTACCAAGGCTTTACCGGCTTCACCACGTGGCAACAAGTTAGACACATACACAGAGAAACGATCCAACATACCGATTTTGCCGGTACGGATGGTGCTTGACTGGTCGCCAGTGAAGTACGCCTGAGCGATGCTAGATTGCATCAACAGGTGACGGTCGTAAGGGCTGATAATCAAGAAACGGCCATCTTCAGGAACGTTTTGCTCGTCCAAAACTGTAGACATGCGGAGGATACCCTTCAACACGTTTTCAGGAGTGGATTGGTCGATAGGTGTAGTGTCTGTACCCAAGTTGTAGGCAGCAGAAATCTTACCAGCGGAACCACCGTAGTTGCCAGTAGCGGCACCTTGGGTCACGAAGCTGTTGAAGAACACTTCGTTTTCGATAGCGATTTTCAACTGCTTGGCAGCGTCTTCTGTGAACATGTTCATCAAATTCATGTCAGACTGATAGGCCAACACGTCATTGACTTGCACGCCGAAGTACTTGCCCTTGCTCACTTGCATATCTTGGTAGATAGGAGTGGGGACTTCGTACGACAGAGTCTGACCAACAGTGTAGTCAGAAATGCTGATGGAAGGAGCCAGACGGATACGGACGGTATCGCCTTGGTTCTTCAATTCACCTTCGTAGTCAGTGTTAGTGACTTCAGACAACATGGTGTTCTGGTAGAACTTAGCCAAGAGTTTGCCTGACCACAGCGTGGGGATAAAGGCACCGGAGTAAGAAGGGGTGGTGTCAAATGCACCAGAGCCCGTGACGGGGAAAACAGCAGCCATTTTGGCCTCCTATAAAAAATAAAAACAGGTTGGGTAAATGCTGCTCGCAGGGATTACGCTCTCACGCGTCCGTCTCTGTAAGCCGCATCAATTTCAGCTTCAAGTTTAATTGCTTCTTCGCGCTGCCCTCTAGAGCTCAGTTCGACAGACTTTTGGAACATCTTCTGGATTTGTGCATCCGTGTATGTTTTGGCCTGTTGTGAAACTGGTGCAGTAGTTGCAGATCGTTTCGGCTGGATTTGTTTTTCAAGTTCAGCGGCTTTATCGCTTTGTTGCTCTGCAGGGGCGACGCTCGATTTGAACATCCCAATGTAGTGTGCAACGGCTTCAGCATCGCCTCGGTTGAACGCATCTTGCGCAACAGATTTT